AGCCTTTTGATCTTCTGTCTGTAGTTCTGCTGCATCGGAATCATCTTGAACCTCTGTAGGAGCGGTTCTTGGAGCAGGCAATGCTTTTTTATTTAAAAAGTTATTTGCATTTTTAATATTTTGTGCTGTTTGCTGACCTTCTAATGCTTGATCTCTATTTAACTCTTCATCTTTAGTTAATTTTTTATCTTTACTACCAGATACAATGGTCCCTGTAGATGACACGGTGCCACCAATAAGGGCTGCAGCTGCTGCAACTTCCTTGTATTCATCCATAGCTTCTTTGCTTGTAAGGCTTTTACCTGCCTGTAAACGCTCTAATACCTGCTGACCAATCTCTGTAGGTACTTCCATAACAATACCTTTACCAGCGCCAATTGCGCCACGCTTACCTATTTCTTTTATTCCCGCTTTAACACCTTTGGTAAACAATCCTCCGCCACCAATTAACTTGCCTGTAAATCCACCAACTAAAAATCTATCAGCTATTAAATCTAATGCAGCTTGTGGTATTGCCGCTAATGCGGCAGCGCCTTCCGAAACCTCTATTCTGTTACCAGCAAGAACCTCTTCTTTCTGTGCTTCTCTGTTAGAACCATAGAAAAATGGTAGATTAGCTGCTAAACCACCCACTACAGCACCTACGGCTGTTCCTATAATAGGCACAGCACTTCCAATAACTGCACCTGCTGCAGAGCCACCTAATGTGCTTCCTAGTTGTGGAACTTGAGAGCCTAGTGTAGCTCCCGCATAATCAAAGAAGCTGCCTACATCTTTTATGTCATCTAGTTGTCTAGCCGCATCTTGACTTGCTTCAAGTTCTTTTCTGTTGTTCTCTACAACAGAAGCTCCATAATTTTTAAGAAAATCTAATCCTGTTGACTCGCCTATACCTTCTACGGCAGAACCATACGCCTGTTGTATAGTATCAATGCCTCTGCCAATGTTTTTTGTAAATAAATTACCATCGTCTTTTTCTACTGCTGCTGTGGATAAACCTTCTTCTTGCGCTAAAATTTGATTTATTCTAGCCATTTCGGTTTGTGTAGGAGTATCTCCGTCAATAGTAAATGGATAGTCTCTTCCTGTTACCCTACTAAATGCTGTGTATGATCCCATTTGTTAACCTTAACTTTTAGTATTAGCGCTATCACTTACATTTTGTGGTAAATAACTATATCCAGCTAAAGGCATTAATCCTCTTTTTTGAAATCTTAACTGTGCTATTTCTGATAAAATTCTTCTCTTGTCTTCTTCATTATACGCTTTTTCAAGATTTTCTCCTGCTTTAACTATATCTGAGTCAATAGAACTTATTGCAGTAATAGCATCTTTTTGACTTAAACCAGTTTTCTTAGCTGCTTTTAATTTAACTCTAGCATTAAGTATATCTGTTAATCCTTCTTGATACCTTTTGTTTGCAGCATTAAAAGCATCTAATCCTTTCATACCACCTTCACCCACAGCTTGTCCTAATGTAGGTTTATCTGAAGCTAATATGCCTAATCCAGCTTGAGCTAAAGCCATATACTTATCAAAGTTTCTGTCTTTATCTAATCCCGCTTGTCTTTTTATTAACTCTTCTTCTAAAGTTAATGGTTTTGTTTCATCTTTTTTTTCTGTTTTTGATTCTGTAGGCATTTTAGATTGTGCATCATTTAATGCTTGATCTATGTTCTTAGCATCTTCTATTTCTTCTTTTTCTGCTTCAACTTCACCAACAGGTTGATTAAAAAATTGATAAGCATCATTACCAATAACTTTCATAAATTCAGGATGAAAAGGTAAATAAGGCTTAACATCATGAATAATCTGACCTGTGCCTTTAAATATTCTATCTAAACGAGTATCTTCTGGGGTGTATTCATATCCCTCAGGATACTCAGGAAACTCATCAAAAGGTCTATACTTATTATTTGGCAATCCATCCTGCGCCCTTATAACCCCACCTGATTTCATATTTTTTGGCATCATAGCTCCTATGCCTCCTGAGTCAACGCTTGCAGGAGCCATAGCCTCTGACATACCCATCATACCTTGTTGCGGCACACCTGCACTTGCCACTGCATCTTGTGCAACTGTAGGTTGTTGTTGAGCTTGCCTAGCTTCAAAGTCACCTTTGACTCTTTTTCTTCTGTTTAACTCAGATAAGACAAGAAACTGTGGTGTAGAGCCACTAGGCTGTTGCATCTCTTTAACAAGCTGATCTTGAGAAAAGTTTTTTAAATCATCTTGAACTTGTAATAAATTCATCATGCGCCTGTTATCCCTTTATATAGTCCTAAACCAGCTATACCTGTTCCAAGTAAATCTTTTACTGGATTATACTGTTGAAATTTAGTTGTTTCAGTAGACGGCTGCACTGGTACACCACGAAGAATAGATGATAAAAATGTAAGATCTTCTCTTGGCATGTCTCTTTGTCTTACAAAGTCTTCATAGCTTAAGTCTAATCCAGCTTGTTCTCTAGCCTGTCTATCCTTTGCTATCTTTTCTAATAACTGAGCTGACTCTATATCACCCGCTCTAGCTTTTTCACCAAGTGCTGCAAGTTGCGCTGACTGACCAGACAAACTTTCTGCCGCAGATAAACCCATCTTCTCTGCCTGCGCTCTTGCCTCTCTGTCTGCTCCAAACTGTTGTTGTGCTTGCTCAAATGCCTTCTGTTGCCCTGTTGCCTGTATTTCTCCAAGTTTTCTTTGCAAATCTTCACCTGCAAGAGCTTGCTCAACAGCGCCTCTTGATCCACCAAAAGCCCCTGCTTGAACTGCCGCAGCATCTCTACCAGCTTGACCTCTATTAAAATCCAATACTGCTTGTTGTTTCTGCACATCTAATACATTTTGCAAATATGGTGACATATATTTTTGTGCTTGAGCAGAGTCAAAGTCTTGCGATTGAAATCCCATACCTTGTAAGGCTCTGTTCATACCACTAGCCGTTCCAGTTGCAGCTTGCGTTAAACCGGGAATACCGCCTTCCGCTGCTGATCTAGCAATCTGTCTTGATCGCATGGTATCTGTATTTTCATCAGCTAATCTTTGACCTTCATAAGGAGTATACTCACGCTTAGACTCAGCTTCTGCCCTTTTCATCATGTCAACAGCATATGGCTCAAAGTATTTGGGTAAATTACTTTGCACTATATTTTGTTCTGTTTGTTGTGGTGGCGCCTTAGAACCTTTACCCATTATCTATCTCCATTTTATAAGCAATATAATCTGGTTTCCAGTTATATCTTTTTAATACTCTACCCCATGCCTTTCTGCCATAGCCTTCCAAAGCATTGCAATCACAGTCTTGAGCAAATTTTGTAAGTTTTTCCATAGCAAGTGGCATCCATTCAGACATTCTATTACCACCTATCCAATCCATAGCCAGTGATTTCTTGTTAGGATATGCTATTATTCTTGTTGTTATACCAGCTACCACTTTGTTTCCTTCTGCTTCTTTGTCTATGGCAAGCCATAAACTATAAGTGCCATTTCCTATATCTCGGTAAATATCATCTATATGAAACTTACCATTACTTGTAGCCACTGCCTTTGCAAGCATTGAGGCTACATCCTGCCATACAACATCTAGAGCTTCTCTAGGTATAGCTGTAAAGATCATGCAGGCAACATCATCTCATCAGATATAGCAGGTGGCTGTGCCTTACCACCCGTTCTTAATTCTCTAACTCTATCCATCATACCTTCTAATTTATCTGCACCTGCATCTGAACTCCCGTTTCCGATGCCACTAACAACGTCAGCAGGAACAACAAACTCACCATCACTAAGTAATACATCTTGATCTCCTTCCATAGAAGCAGGTATCATATCGGCCATGCCGTCACCAGCACCCTCTACCATACCATCTCCTTCTTGTTGACCAGTTGGTATATCTCCAGCTTGAACTCTTTGCATAAGGTCTTGTAAGGCTTCTTGACCAAACTCTGCTATAAATTGACCTAATATAACCTTTTGTTGATCTGGGTTTTGTATTTCGCCTTGTATGACATCTATGGCACTACTTATTAGCTCTTTATCATTCATACCACCTTCGGTCATGCCACCAAGTCCCATATCCATAGGTGCTATGTCACTTTCTACTTCACCACCTTCAGCATAGTTTTTAGCTATTCTATAATCAAATTCACCCATCTTACCTGCGTCATATCCCATTTCAGGAAAAACTGATGTATTCTTTATTGGCATACCTCTTGGGTATTCTTTTTCTTCTTCTTTTGGTGTTTGATATTCTGGCATCTGCATTGAGTCTGCCATCATACCGCCTAACCCAGCGCCTATTGCTTCTGGTCTAGTTAACATATCAGTAAAGCCCGGTGTAACAGCTTGTTGACCCGCTATGGTTCCTAGAGAACTAGCATCCATACCTGCAGGTAAACCTTCTATTCCTGCATACATTTTACCTGCTATATTTGGATTTCCTGTACCAAATGTTGGTGCAGCTGGATTTGTACCAAATGCACTAGATCCTCCGCCACCAAGTTGACCACCTAGGTAACCACCAAGACCTCCTAAAGCAGCGCCTCTCAAAGCATCTTGTGTATCACCACCTTGTAACAGCGATCCTATACCACCGCCTATGGCACTTGCCACCATAGGGCTAAAGCCTAGAGGTCCTAATATAGCTGGTGCGGCTAAACTAAATATTGTTCCTATCATACTACGCTCCTACTGTTTTCATTCTACTTATTAATCTTTCTGCTCTATTAGGTACTTGTGTTCTCCACTTTGACTGATGCATCTGCTTTGATGCCTCTTTCCAATTACTTTCAGCTATAGCTTTTTTTAGTTTACTAAATTTTGAGAGCCTTGTGTACCCCAGATTGTACATCATATTGCATAATATTAACTTTACTTCTTCTGGTAACTTATAAAAATCTTTATATAATTTTTCACAATCTTCTAATGTTCCCTGTATATCACTATCAAAACAACTATTTATACGCTTTCTACTTACTGGTGTACCAACAGGCATACCATGTTCTGGATCTGTCTTTTTTACAAGGTGACCAATTCCAAAAGTTGGTAATTTTAAATGATCGAGGTATATTTCAGGAACGTTTCCCTCATCTGCTTCTATTTCTAATCTTAATTGCTCAATATCCACAATTATCTCCTTTGGTTTCTTTTAACACATTTCACATGTTTATAATAAAAATAATTGCCTATCTTATTAAAAAACTTTGATAACCTTAACCATGTCCAAATCATTTTTTATTTGCTTTCCTAATACTTTCTTTGCCCTTTTTAAATATACTGGCTACATCAACCTTACCCATAACCTTTGCTCTTTGCTCTCCAACAGTCAAGATTTGTATCTTTCTTGCAAAAGGTTTGCTAACTTTCTTAACTTTAGCAACTGTAGCCCTTGCATCTGCAGGTGTTGCAAATTTAATACCTACTGTGTCTTTTGGGTTCTCATCAGTATATAAACGTCTACCAGAACCTTTTGGCTTTTTACCTGTCCCTACTTTTGGATCTTTTTTCTTTGCCATTTTTCTTCTTATCTTAAAAAGTCTATCTGACATTATTTTTTCTTAACTGTCTGCTTTGCTCTTTTAAAATTTTTTTTAGAAGGCGCTCCCTTTGCACCTGCCTTACGCATTTTCTCACCACTACCAGCGGCTATTCTTTTTCTCTTAGCTTGTATATTTCTATATAAACTCATTTAGTTAACCCTTTCTGCTTTTCATATGTCCTAAGCCCACCCAATCCGAGCATGCCCATCAAAACAGTCATAAGTGATCCCATATCAAAAGTTGGTAAATCTGGTATTTGTATAGTCAAATATGCACAAACAAACATAGTAACAGGCGCCAATACAAAATGCCAACATAAGGCAATACCGCATGTCCAGCCAATAAAGGGGCGCCATCCGGCAACAAAGATTGATTTGTGCGTGGCTTCTGCTTTGTTAATCTCTAATTGACCTTTTGCAAGCTCCTGCGCATGATTTTCTGCCATAGTTGCCACTTGATGTGCCAACTTGTTTTTCATGTCTTTGTCTTCTATAAACTTGCCAAGCAAGTTACTTACTGGCCCTATTAGTGCTGTTAACATTAATATACCCTCACTTTCTCTTCATTTACTAATGGCACAAGTTTACAAATACAATCATAAACCTGTGTCTTACCTTTCATATCATACTCTTGCTTACTTAAATATCTAGAAAAAGTAACGCAATCTGCGGCTGATCGAAAGTATATTTGCCCATCTGCAACTCCGTTTAAATAACATGCCAACATAAAAGCTGTCATTATAAAGCACTTTGTGGCGTTCTATGTATCGCAAACTCTTGTATACTTGCAAATACATGTAACCTATCTGCTGTTGCTGCTGTTGCTTTTAATATCTCTCCCTCTTGTAATATTAAATCTCTAGTAAGTAATTCTACAGATGTATTAGCCGCTATAGCTTTTACTTGAAACAAACTAAATACATCACTTCCATTTGTTACTGTTAGTGTAATGGTGTCTCCACTACCTGAATCATTAGAAACAATTATACTATTTACAACAGATGAATTAAAATCTGCAGATGATGGTGCTGTATACAATGTAGTAACATCTGTTGATGTTAAATCTAACTTTGCGTTTGTAAGTCCTTGAATATATTGAGGAATACTTGTAACTAACATTATCTTCTTCCATCTTGCACAGTATTTATTTGCGGTGATCCAAGTTTATACTTTGTTCCTAACCCCGTAGACTCAACACGAAGAGCGAATGTTCTACCTCTAACTCTTACATTTAGCTTTTCTGTGTACACCTCAACAGGTGATGTTGCGGTTCTTTGAGATGTATTGCTATCATCTGTTTGAGTAAACCCTGATCCTGAATGTGTTCTTGCTTTTATTGTAAAATCAACAGCCGGATTTACTGCTGTAGAACCAGAAAAATTAACATCTGGTATAATAAGATTTACAAAAGAAAACCTACTAGCATCAGTTAAAGGCATAGGCGCTGATTCTATAAAAGATGTCATGGCTGATCCATCGTCATCAAAACCAGTTTCATGGTTGTAAATATATTGATTACCAGTTGCTAAAGGCAAAGATCTGATACCTCTGTCTAGCCATGCATGCCTAACAAGAGAACCAAAGTACCAAATGTTTTCTGTATAATTATAAATTACATATTTATCTATTTCTTGACTACCAACACTTGGGTAATACCAAACTATTTCACTAAACTCTGTATTAACACCAGCATGTACTTTGTCTCTTTCTTCTATATTTAAATCTAAAAATACTTTATCTTTTACAGTGCATGGTAACTGTTGTGTCTGACCTGAATACATATAAAAAGTATCAACTCCCATCCAATACACATTATCATCAACTGCTATAGCAGATGCGGGACTCATTATTGTAATATTTACCGATAACTCTTTTAAACCAAAAGTAAAAGGTGGTCCTATAAACTTCATAGAATGTAATGTTTTATTGGTAAAGACTAATATTTGCTCTTTAGTTTCTACTGCTTGCACAAACTCTGATCCGCCACCTATTCTTAAATCACCCGCCGTATTTGTTGTTGTAGGAAAAAAGTCTAAAGGATTTTCTTGTGATGAAAATCTTATTAACAAGGGATCTTGCACACCGTCACCCTGAGTGGTAGATGACGTAGCACCTAATCCATCACAACCAAATGCTATTAAGTGTCTATCTAAATTTGATACTATAATTTGTTTTGCTTTGGTTGGTACACTTGTCTTTGTGCCTGCTCTTGTTGATAACTCGACTGCCCTTGTGGATAATCCATTTGTTTTATCCCAGTAGAACAATCCGCTATCTCTTGGGTTTATAATTAAATCCTCACCAAAATTGTCATGTGACCAAGTTCTTATTTGCGCTCCAGAAACTGTAACTGATGCAGCGTTTCCCCATCCAACAAAATCATTTGTAGAATC